ATTTACGTCATTTACTTGTGCCATGATTCCTTTTACTCCTACTTAATTAAGATTTCAAGCCAATTCCTACTGCCTGAAAATCAAAAGTTTTGCTAATACCTACATTACTACTATTAAAAAATTGAATTGTAAAACCATTTTTAGTCTTACTTGATAAGGTAAAAAAGTCTCCAGCACTCATGCCCTGACCCATAATAGCAACACTAGGAGTCCTAAAAAACCCATTTGTAAATGTTATTGAAGTTCCACTTGCACTTGCTACTAAATCTTCTCCTGTCTCTGTTCTTTTCTCAAAGTTGACTGTAAAAGTTAAATCATGCACTTTAGGTTTAACTTTATTATCATCACTTGTTAGCTTACATCTAAATTTAAAAAACCTACCTTTAATTGTGCTTTGTTGAGCTATTTTTTGAAAGCTAGTAATATTTGCAAAACTTGTGTCATCAAAACCAACTTGTATTTCAGCTCCACAACTTATTTCAGGACTACCATCAAAAGGAGCTTTAGCATTATCAAACTGTGTAGCTCCACGCCCACTATCAAATAAATCGTATTCATCCTCACTTGTCATACTTACGATAGCACCTAAAGTTACATCAAATACATCTCCAGCGTCAAAAGTGTTGTTAAAATCATACGTTCCACTTGATTGAACATTTGAGTTAAAGTGATTTGGATTTGAAGTAGAGTCAGTTCCTCCAAGATCAAAATTACCCTCTGGTAAATCAAAATTAACAGGAGGGTCATCAAATTTAGTAATAGTATCTAGGGTTAAAGATAATCTATCTAAAAAATCATTTGTTAATGCTACATTTTCATCTCTAGTTCCTAAAAAATTTGCCATAATTACTCGCTAAAACTTTGTGTTTGTGTAAAATTTTGTTGTCCACTAATACTAGCCGTTACAAAACTAGCATTAGCACTACTATTTCCTAACTTATCAACCGCTTTTATACAATATGTTCCTTGCAAAAAATTCACAACTAAAGAGTTTGATTTTCGTCTTACAACTTTTGCTAAAGGTGTACTAGCGTTCCATGTAGAACCACTTATTACGTTTTGGTATCTTACCTCATAAAAACTTATGTCCAGATCCGTAACGGGGGTCCAGGACAGCTCCATTTGATTTGAACCTACCATTGAAACAGATAGATCTGTTATATCTTGTGGTGTATCAGTTGCACCAACAACTGTGTGAGTCGCACTTACAAAAGAACTTGAAACTCCTAGAGCATTAATTGATTTAGCACGGACTGTGTAATTTTCTCCATCAATTACGTTTAAAAATTCATGTCTTAATTCAGTACCACTAGAAATAATTTTAAAATTTGCTTCTGATGTTTTTTTTGCTTCGACTTGATAGTATTGAACAAAAGAGTCAGGGGATTGACTAATTACTATATTTAATCTTGTTATGACAACACCATCAGCATACTCAATCATTTCATCACTTAAAGTTATACCAGCTGGTGGTTGAATTACAAAAGGATTGGGTAATGATGTAGATGGAATAGTTGGAGCTTGTGTTTGGGTTGCAAAAGTATAATGGGAGTTTTGATGTTCAACCAAACTTAATTGTATTGTATAATCACTATTAAAAGTAATACCCATGACTCTAAATGGTTTATTTGTAAAACCTAAAGAGGAATGAGTAATATTTACAATATCAGCAATAGCAAGATCATAAGCATCAAACCCAACATTAATATCTAAAGATAATTGTTCTCGGCTTCTACGGAGAATAATCTCTGCCATTTCTGTAGCTTGATAAGTGTTAGTCAATGTTCTAAAATCAAAACGACTTTCTAATAAAAATCCACCATCAGCAGTTTTCATTGTATTATGTTGATCAGCACTTGGTAAAGAACTATCATCTATTGGTGGAAATTGAGTCTCGTCAACTTGAAACTGACGATCAGGATTAATATATGAAACAATCACTCTATTATATTTATCGCTTTTACTTGGACTCGATAAAGTGTATCCACCAACAATATCATCTTCATTTAATGTAATAGAAGCCGTACCTGTTGTTTCTATAATTAATTGATATTTACCTTCAACATAAGGCATAAATCCTCTCATGCCTTTTATTAAATCTCTTACATTATTTATTACTTTTTTTGAGGTATCAAGAACAGCGTTACAATCAAACAAGTTTATTTGAGAACTACCAGAAAAAGGAGTTACCTGTGTTTCGCATACTTGTGATGCTTGAAAAAAACTTGGTATATCAATGTCAGTAAGTGCTAAACCTTTTCCAAACCTTTCATTTCTTAAATAATCTAATAAACAAAAAGCAGGATTTGAACTAAATTGATTTGTTGTTTCGTTAGAACTACCATCAAAAGTAGATATTTTTCTTCCTTGAACAATAGCTTGAACTTTTGGTATTGAACCAAATATATCTTGATTCCATTTAAACTTTAAAGCTAAATAACAAACACCTCTTAACCTATGATTTGTTCCCCAATTTGAAAGTTCTGATAATAATGTAGATGCACTTTGGCTATCACTTCCAAAATGCGGTTCAATCGTTATATAACTAACTGCATCTTTATAAAAATTAGAATCACTGCTAGCAACATTTCTTTGAGTATTATCAGCCATGCTTCCATCAAAAGTAACTACTTTATCATCTACTCTTATTTCTGTAATTCCATTGATTTCGCCTTCGCATAATACAAGAGCTATGTATAGAAAATTATTGTCTGTACCACTGGTTTGCAAAAATATTCTGGTGCCTCCGACAAGTCTTGTTCCATAAATTACAGGAATTGAAGCATCATTACTTTGTTTATTTACTAAAATACCTTTTTCAAAATCATCAAATTCGCTAGTTCCAAAATCTGGTAGTTCTGGTGGTGCAGGTACAAGCCAAGATATAGCTTTACTTACTATCTTTATTATAGGTTTGAATATTTTAGTAACTGATTTAAATATTTTTTTAAATGGCATTATGTCCTACCCCATTTAATATCTTGCACAGTTTGACTTGAAAAATCCATGCCTACATCATTTGCAAAAAATCTTTGTTGAGAAGTGTTATTTGTTTTTCTGCCATTTTGTTTTTCAAAATCAGCCCAGTGCGAAACTACTCCTAAAGCAACCATAGATGAGTTTTCTGTTTCTTGAATATCAAAAGTATCAATTTGACCTTTGTATAGTAAAAAAGGGTCACTTATTAAAGAATTATTACTATCTAAAAAACCTCTAAAAATAGTAACACTATCATTCACTACATTTTCATTTAAAACTAAAGCAATAAATGTTTGATTAGCTCCACTTAATTGAATTGATATTGACGCTTTAGTAATATCAGTTTCCTCTGTAAATTCACTTATTCCTAATAAAAAAGAACTAGAACTATAAGTTACACTAGAGCCAGATACAGAAGATGTTAAATCAAAAGTACAATCAGTTAAATTTTGAGGTGTTGAAAAACCAATAGTAAGTAAATGAACAGGTTGTATGTTTCCTGTAGCAAGTTCATTTTTTATCGATGTCGTTAGTGATCTCGTCATAGTCCTCTATCGTTTTTCTTGATATTTTCATATCATCATAAATAATCCATTTAGCGTTTTTACTAGGAAAATCCTTTTGATTCAATTTTAAATTTTCTACATCAATCTCATTAGCATCAACAATTTCTTCAGCTAATACATCAACATTGATATAATATCTTATTTTATAACGCTTCTTCGACATCTAATTCAAATTTGTATAACAGGTTACCATCTTTATCAGCACCTACTACGCCAAATTCTTGAATATCATTAGTTAGATAAACAGTAAATGGAATGTTATCATAACTAACAACTTCGTCATCAGATAAATTAGAAACTAAAGGTGGTTCAATAGTTACTGTTGCTGCGTTTGATGAACTTGTTACATCAGAGACAACCATATAGACTTTTGTATGTCCATTAAATTTTATGAAATCTCCAGCTCGTAATCTATTAGCTGTATCAGATGCAAAACCATCAATGGCTATTGTTGTATCGCCAGAAGTGTGAGAACCATTAACTGCTAACGTACCTGATTCTACACCTCTTGCATCTTCTAACTCGGGAGGAATAATTGTAAAATTTTCTTTTGAACTTCTTTGTTTTATTATAAAAGCCATAAGTTCTCCATAAACATCACTTCGTTTTGCTGTTATAATAGAAGCAGTAAATGCAAATCTTTGACCTTGAATTTGTCTTGTTAATCTTTTGCCACTATCAGTTTTTGAAATTATTGTTGGTTGAATAGTTTTTATACCAAGTGTTTCAAAAGCTGCAGATGATATTGGAAATGCACCACTCATTATACTAGACTTGCTCTCCCTTGTTCATTTAAAGCATTGTTTATAATAGCTGTAATAGTTCCTCGATTATTAATTAAAACTTCCTCAAACCCTGTAGAGTCAATAGCATTGATATTAAAATTAACACTAACTGGTCCACCACTATGACCTCTTGCATTTTGAACTATTTGACCTGTACTATTTGGAACAAACATCTCTGGACCACGTTCTCCAACCATAATTGGTTTTCCTTTTGATACAGCTCCTCCATGTGCAAATGCACCAAAGAATGATAAAAAACCTAATGGATTACCAGATAACATGGCAGTTGCTTCAGCATGTTCTCTTTGTTGTTTCTTTTCCCTTGTAATTAATTTCTCAATCATAAGTTCAACAGTTTTTCTTGCTATAATTTCAATAACTGCACTTAATACTTTTACTGCCAATTCTTGTGCCATTTTTCTAAAGGCATCTGCTAAATTTTCTCCCATAATTACAGATCTAGCTAAAGTATCGCTTAATTTTTTAATACTTTCATTCGCAGCTTTTGCTAAAGTATCCCCTATATTTTTAAACTTCTCTTTTGCTTTTTCTAAAGAATCTTTGTTTAAGTCCTCAAACTTTTTAATTGTTTCTTTAATATGACGTAACATTTTTTGGAATCTTGTTTCTGCTTCTTTAATAGGAGGCAACATACCAACCTCAATTACGTTTGAGGCATGTTCTAAATCTTTAACAACAATTTTGATTTCATTTCCAAAACGATCAATTACAGTCATCAATTTTAAACCAGGAGCTAATTGATCTTCTATGTCATCACTACCTATTCTAGTAAGTTCTTTTATTTTCTTAATAAAAATATCTATTTGAGAAATTATTAGAGCTATTGAACCTATCAAAAGATTTTTTCTTACTGTTTTATTAAAAGTAAGCATTGCTAAATTTGTTCCCTTAATTGCTATTGTAAGACCAGCAAAAAACTTAACTAATTTAAGAGCTATGAAAAATTTAAAACCAGCTATTAATAAATCTAAATTTTCTTTTAAAAATTTAACTGTAACTGCAGTTCCTTGAATTAATTTACTTAATCCTGTACCTATTGTTTGTCCAAATTCGTTTATTGATTCTCTATTGGTTTCAACAGTTTTCTTTAAATCTCCAAGATTTTTTTTAAGTGCTTCAAAAAACCCTTTTGATACTTCTACTTGAAATAAGAAAAATGCGTCTTTTAAATTTGATATTGTTCCAAATAAAGTTTTACTTAAATCATCTATAAGATTTCCAAATTTACCACCAGTTCCAAATGCCTTTGATAAACCAAGAATAGAGTCATCTACGCTTACTTGGACTCCTTCTTTGAACCCTGCCATTGCTCTTACACCACGTTCTCTAAATAACTCGGCACTTCCAATACCTGCACTAAATGATCTTTGTATTTGTAAGGATGCTAAAGCAAAATCTCCACCTAAAATTGTGGCTGTGTTACCAGTTATTTTTAGAAGCTCATCAAAAGATATACCTAGTTTTTCAGCTCTCTCTCTTACTGTTGCTAATGCAGTAATACCTTGTTGAATATTTTTTAATTCAAATGGAGTACCTGATGCAAAATCAGTAACTTGTTTTAGTGCCTTTTGTCCATTAGCAGCTGATCCTGTAAGAGCATTTAATTGAACACCAAGATTTTCTATTTGTATCCCAGCATCAAAAAAACCTTTTACAACTACACCAGCACCAAGACCTATAAAAGCATTTCTTAAATTAAATACTGATTGTCTTACTTTTTGCAAACCACCTTGAACTCTATTAAGAGCTTGTTTGGTTTTATCTTGTGCTACTACATCTATTTTAAGTGTTTGATTCGCCATTTATTTACTTCTTATACTTTGCTATGTTCTCTTGGTTTTTATACTCTTCTTGTTCTTTTTTCAAGTAAGCTAACCATAGATTAAAATGAAGTATAGGCATATCTAAAACTTTTTGTATTGGAAGTTTGAGTCTATCAGCGACCACTAAAATAGATTGAATGTTAGGGTCGCTATTTACTTTTTTTCAGCTTCCTCGTAATTTGCATCAGCTAGTATTTTATTTGATATACTAGCGATTACATTAGAGTCAGCTTTTCGTCTTAATTCAAATTTATCTTCTAATTTAAACGCTTTTTTAAGATTACCCTTCTCATCCTTAACTTGAAGTTTCATTACCAATAAATCAACAAGTACGGTTAAGTCAGTAAAATTATTAGACTTTTTAAAGATTATGTTTTTCTCTTCAAGAGTTAATGGCTCGGAATAGAATATAGAGGGTTTTCCCTCTTCATCTTCCCACTCTGGAACTTCAATAGTTATAGTCTTTAGAGAATCAAAATGTGTTTTGACTCGATCTATTATTGACATAAATTATTATTCAGTTCCTATTGTCAATGCACCAGTTCCTTGAAAAGTAACACTTCTTGCTACAATTCCGTCTAATGGTTGAGTAACTGACATTCCTGTTATGATACCATCTCCTTCAAATTTTCTATCGCCTGTTGAACCACCTTCAGGTAATAATTTAAAAGTAATACTAGCACCAGCAGTTAATTGTGTTTGCACACTATCAGCTTCGTCAAAGTGCATGTCTAAAGTTCCACTAAAAGATGTTCTACCAGCTACAAATGATTTTGCACCATCTGCCATTTTTGTGCTTTCAACAACATCTCCTGTAGTTTCTAAAGTGAAGTTTGTAAGTTCGCCAACTGCTGAACCTCCTACTGTAACTTCTCCTTCTTTTCCATGATGTACAGCCATTTTTCCTCCTATGAATTAGCTTTTATTATATTTAATACTTATCGTCAAATAATTATTCATCATCTTGGGAATCATCTTCATCTTCAATATCCTCTTCATCCCAATCTTCATCCTCTTCAACTTGATCTTCTCTAATCTCGCTTAAAAGGTCTTTTACTTCCTCACACAATAAAGATTCTTTATCGTGTAATTTTTCTATTGCATCAATTTTTTTTTCTATTTTATCAATAACTTTATCTTTACTTGCCATCTTTTCTCCTACGGTGTTCCTGAATTAAATGTGTACATACACCTAATAGTCATCCGTATCCCACCGACTGGGAATAGAGTCCCTTCGTCTGTTTCCACAGATATGACTTGTGTATCAAGTGCATTACCATTTCTAGTAATATCATTTTCTAGCTCAGTTTCAATAGCTGTGATTAATTGATTTCTTTTTGTGTCAATATTTGCTTCTGCACCTTTAACAAAACCACTTAAAACAAAGTCAATAGTTCCTTGCCTTGTTTTTGCCCCAGTTCCTAATTCAATATCTTCTCTTGTCTCTTCGCTAGTTTGAACAATTACAACTGGGTATTGTTTATCGCTTAATTCATCAATATCAAATGGTTGTCTAGTAACCTTTTTAATACTAGGACTCGAAATACCACTTATTGTTGAAGCTACATTTGATGCTATATTTTCTCTTACACTCATACTCTTTTCATTAATTTTTCTACAGTTTTCCTAAATTGTTTTTGTATAATTTGTTCAGTCCTTTTGTCAAACCCAAAAAACTCTCTTGTTGGACTATTCATCACTTGATTAAATAAAGCTCTTTTCATTGTACTTGCTCGATTAAAAAAAACAGTTGCTTTTCCTTTACCTCTTACTTTTGAAGTTAATGAACCTAACATCTCTCCACTATAAATTAAATCAACATTAGTCCTTTTACCTTCTCTTTGTAACCTTTTAATATATTGTTCAGAGTATGGAGCAAATCTACGTCTCCTAAAATCAACACCTTGTTTAGTTAGTTTTCTTATTATCGCTATTAATTGAAACCCAGCTTGTTGTACTGCTTTTTCTGTAGCTCTTGGTATTTGTCTAAAGAATTGATCTATTTTTTTTGAGACATGCTTTTGATTAGATATTACTCTTACATTAAGCATTATCTAGTCAATCTTCTAAATCCGTGTAACGGCTCTCTCTCATTGACACCAATGGAAGCATCTTGTTTAGAATCATACTCAACACCATCTTCAAGTATTGATCTAAATTCTTTATTATATTCTGACATATAATATTCTCCCATTCTTTCAAATCTATCTTTTTCTGCCTCTGGTCTAAATTTAGTCAACGCTGGTAATAAGAATCTTCCAAGAAATAAATAAACACCAGCTCGTTCAAATTGGTCCAGATTGACTTTGGTATTATCCATCTCTTCTGTGTTTAAAACAGTGATGTCAGTATAGACATTTGTTTTATAGACTGGCCACCATTTAATTCTTAATTCTCTTAAAATGTCATTTGTAGTTTGTGCAAAAAAATTAGTTGCCTCTGTAGAACCTGACGCAATACCAAATTCAAAACAATCAGGTTGATACTTTGTTACATCACTAGCAACAATTACATCTGCTCCTGTAAAATTAGCCATAACTTCCTACGATCCACTTTATAATTTTTCTAAACTTTCTTTTTAACTTTTTTAACATTTTTTTTTCTCTTTGGTTTTTGTTTAACTACTTTATCAGTAATGTCTTTTTTTGTCGCCTTTTTAATTTCTTTTTTTACTTCATCGACAGGAGCAAAACCATTTCTTTGATAAAATCCTATATTAGCTTCATAGTATTTTTTTGGTTTTACAATAATTTTTTTACCATTCGTTAATCTAATGTCCATAATTCCTCCATTTAATTTTAATGTGAGGGCAGTCTCCCACCCTCACAAAGTATCCAATTATTATTGGATTGATGAGTCAGATTCGACTTCACAACCTTTAGAGTCATCTAATTCGCCAACTCCATAAACTGCTGTTGCTACTATCTCGTCAGCTCTTAAACTCGCATCTCTTTGAGTTTCAATTTTCAGATCTTGCATCATTGCTAGACCTAAAGCATCAGAGTGGAATACAGCACCTTTGTAATCTCCTGTAGTTCCAGGGTCATTACCAGATGAGTCTGTCATATTTGAAGTTTCAAATATGTTCACTCCAGCTATTTGACCTACTAGACCAGTTCTTAATGCTTCATTACCTACACCAGGGTTAGGGTTAGCAAATGTATTTGTAAGACCTGATTTTAAATCAAATGCTACTTGTGGGTGGATAACTGCAGATAAATTTTCTCCAGGTACACCTGCTGCTCTTAACTTCGCTACTGCTTGGAAGATTAAACTTGCCGACATTGCAGTTGAAGCTGAACCAACAGTAGTTGAAAAACCACCGAATAGAGCAGTTAAGTCTTTGTCTATTTTTTTTGCGATTGCTTCTCCAAATAATCTACCAATATCTGCAGCAACATTTCTTGGAGCTGCGTTTCTACCTAGATCAGTAAGAGTTGTCATTATCCCATGTTCTGAACAAGTAATTGTTTTTGAAGTAGGGTCAATCGCTGTGTTAGATAAATCAGATGCTTCCGATACTGCTGCAGCTGAAACTGCTGAGTAAATTGGAACTTCAACTGACTTTCCACCACCAGTCACAGCATAGTTTCTTACAAGTGGTCTCATAATTGATCTCTCACTTGCTACGAACAATGCCTCTGCCACTATCTCTGTGTATAGTTCCGATAGTGTAGAACTTGTGCTTTCGTTTGCCATTGTTTTTGTCCTCTATTATTTATTGTTTAAATTAATACGAACTGGTCCAGAGTCTCTTTGCTTACGATATTCTGCATATCGTTTTTTATCCTCTGGATTGCTCATATCTAAATCCTGAATATTAAAAGGTTTTACAGTTTTACCTTCGATACTAGACTGGCTTCCTGCTCCAGCGTAAGACCCTTGACGGAAATGTGGGTTAGCATCTAGGAACTCTTTTACTTTATCTTCGATAGTAAATAGCTCTCCTTTTGAGTTATACCTAATGTTTTTATTATTATCAAGTATTTCAATTCTATTGTCATCACTTAATCTTACTTGACTCTTAACAAGCTCAACTACTTGTGATGGATTAATAGCTTTGTATTTAGACGCTTCTGACAATAAAGAATTATCTATCTTTTCTTTTTTCATCATTTCTTTGTAATTCATTATTTCTTGGTCTTTTTCAGCTATTCTTTGTTTCATTAAATTTTCAAGATCAGCTTTTGTTTTAGCTTCTTGTACTTGCTTTTCTTTAAGAGCTTCATCTTCTTTTTTCTTTTGTTCATCTAACATTCTTTGATGCTTTTGTTTTTCAGCTTCAAGTCTTTGTTTGATAATGTTATCAAGCTGTTCTTGGGTAAATGTGTTTTGTTGTTTTACCTCGTCAGTTTTAGTTTCTTTAGCCACAACTTCTTGTGCATCATTTTGCGGTTGATTAACCTTTTGTTCTTCTGACATTTTTTCTCCTATATTATTAATTGTCCATTTGCGTCATACCAATCAGGATTGACGTAAGTCCATTGATGTCTGCAATTATAACCACCTCTAACAACTAATGGGTCTCCTGGCTTTTTGCCACTCCAAGATTGTTGAGTCCATAGTTTTCTCACTTCGTCAATAGTGAAGAGATTACTCTTCCTTTTTCTATATACACCACTTAATACATCTCTACAAATCCTTCTTGTTTCAGGAATTATGTCTCCAAAATATTTGACATGAGTAAGACCAGCATCAAGAGATTTTTTAGCATTAACTTGGGCATCAAATTCTCTTAATCCATCATTCAATAATTGACTAGAGTATCTTCTCATGTTTTCCCCAGCTCGATCTCTACCAAATTTTGATTGTAAAGTTGCAACTGCTTTGTCAACTCTTGATTGCATTGACTTAACATTTTTATTTCTTTTTACAAAATTTACTAGCTTTTGTGCTTCTTTGTCATTTGTTTTACTATAAATGCCATTGATCGTTTGTCTTAATTCTTTTTCTAATTCTACAAATTCTCTACCAACAAGTGTATCTTGATAAATTTTATCAGATAGTCTTTTTGTAAATGTGTTTGATATATCTTTGAATTGGGTAAATGTTTGTAGTTTTAAATTTTTAACTAATTCTAAATCTCCTTTTGTAAGGACCAGAAACTCCTCTGGTATATTACCAATAGTTCTAAAAGCTCTCTCGATTCGTTTTGCTTGTCTATTAAATCCTTTTTTAGTAACTGTGTCAGCCCATCCTAAAAATTCTGTTTGTAAGATAGTTCTTATTTTAGGTCGAATCGCTACGGCTGCTTGCAACTCTATAAGTTTTCCTTTTTGTGTTGGTAGTTCTCGACCTGCTAAAGCAACAACATCATTTTCTATTTTATCTAAAGTTCTTTGTAATGTTCTATAATATTCTTGCTCTGCTCTATCTAAATTTTTGATTCGATATATCGTGAATTGTCTTACTTTATCAGCCATAAAAATGACTTATCAAAAAAACCTAAAAAATGCAAAAAGTGTTTTTGTGTCGCATCTAGTTTTGAACCCCTCTAATTTTAGACCTTCTACTTTTCAACAAGTTCGTCAAAACTTAAAATTTTGCAAAAGTCAATTTGGTATAATGGGATATTAAAAGTTTTTTTATAAATTTTTAATTAGCTATTTAACATTGTGAATATAGTAGGTTGGTTAAAAGAACAGGGAGGTTCTTATGAAAACAACAAGTGATAAAGTTGGGTTGGAGGTAGCTTACTCAAAAGCAAATTCAACCCTTCCTGAAAAACTACCTTACATTGAAAACAAGGAAGCAGAAAAAGCATACAAGCTACTTGTTAGAAAGTTTGGTAAAAAAGAAAAAATGTTTTTGGGTACTTGGAAAAAAGTTAAAATGAGTCCAAGAACTTATAATAGACCTAGAAAAGTTTGGGTTTGTTTAAGTGGAAATCCATCAACATTACACAATGGTTGGAGACGTTTAATTCATGACGTTGCCCATGATATTTTTTCATGGAGAAGTCCAGGGTTACCTGATCATTGTAAATTTCAAGCTGATTTAGAAGCAGAAATTTGTGAGTATGTTTTAAAATCAGGTTGGCTAAATGGTTCTTTGAAACCAAAACCTTTACCTAAATTATCTAATGATGAGAAAAAAGTTATTAAGATAAAAAGGTTTGAGGCAAACATTTTAAGGTGGGAAACAAAAATAAAAAGAGCGAACACCTATCTTAAAAAATATAAAGCTAAACTTAAACGATTAAATAAATAATTACCACCTACTATATCACAGTGTTAAACATCTTCATCTTCAACATCTTCTTCTTGAACTTCGTCTTGTGTGAATTGACCTACTTCAGCTTGACCATCTATTTCGTCAAATGCTTGTGTTAGTTTTTCATCATCATCAATTACAGCTCTTACAATTTCTTTATCTACTTCTTTATTAAAAGTTGGAGATTGTAGATTCATTGCTTTTGCCATTGAAAAAAATTGAAGGTCAGTAGCGTAATCCCTTATGTTAAAACTATCAGGATAATTAATCTCTCCATCATAATTAACATTTTGAAATAGTGCGTATAATCTAAAAATTTGTTCCTCTGCTATTTCTAAATTATCAGCTTTTTCTGATAATCTAGCATTAAGTAATTCAAACTCAGTTTGTAAAGCTATTCCACTTGATACTTGTTGTTTGGTAGTTCTAATAGCTCCTGTGTGTGCAATTCTATTTATAGCTTCTACTTTGTGTTGGATTGAATCCATAATTGCATTTAAGTTAGCTCCTGATGGTTGTAGTAAGTATGGTTTAAGATTTGGTTCTATCTCGTCAGGCATTTCGATTACAGCACCAGCTCCAGCACTTGCATTAACACTTGGAGTCTTAACTAATGATGGATGATTCGTTAATCTAATTAATTGTTCTATTTCGCTATATTCATTGTAAATTGATTTTTGTAAGTCAGCTATATCAGTAAGGTCTGATTGACCAATTCCTCTCTTGTGCGATTTGGAATTGTATAAAATAACTGCTGGTATTTTGCCAATCAGATTATCGGCAGTATCTATAACGGAAGGGTCTTGTTGATCTTTTTGATAAAGAGTATCTATTCTATCAGGATACCAAATTCTAAAATACGTTCCTCCATCTTTATCTACCTCTTCTCTTATTTTTAAATAATCTAAATAATATTTACCATTTACTTCTCTTTTGAAATTCCAATCCAAAACATTTTCTGGAGTCACAATAGAAATATAAGGTCTTATATCTTGATTAAGTTCATCTGCCCTTGTTCTTGTTTGTATTGTTGGTTTATCTAAAATCATAAAGCAATGACCATAGATTGAAGCATAGTTTTGAGCTTGTTTAATTACGTTGTTAAAACTATTACCTTCTAGGTCAGCGTCTTTTAAGAATGATTCTAAACTAGGTTCTTCACTCATAGAACCAAAGTCTCTTGATGGTTTTACTCTAAAAAGAAATGATGAATAAATTTGTATAATATTTTTACAATGATTATCGCATGGAGTATTAGCAAGTCTTTGATTGAACTCGTTATCTAACTCAAGATTATATCTATTCAAGTATTGACCTATTGTGTAGTCATAACCACCATTATAACTTCTAATAAAATACTCCCAATTATTAATTGTCTCTCTATAATCTTTATGAGTATCTAGTGCCTCGTCTTTGCTGTACGCCATAATTTCCTTTTAGATTCCATCTTTGAGGAATACTACCAGGAGTTTTAATAGTCAAAGGTTTTATATAGTCTATCAAATATCCTAGAGCATCATTCATGTGGTCGAATCCTTCCTCTTTATCTGGAATGTTTGTGTTTTCCTTATAAATTTGTCTCTGTAATCCTTTTAACAATATTTTTAAATTTTTTCCAATGAAAATATGCCTTTCGCCATTTGAATCTTTTAGTCTTGAATTTACATTATTGACTCGATCTCTTATTGCTGTGTGTTTGTTTTTAACTTTAACATTAAAGCCAGAGTTTTGTAAAATAGACAAATCAGTTCTACCTCCAGCACTTGTTTTTCTTTGTTTGCAAGCAGGATCAGGATAAACAAATATTTTAGCTTTGCTTCCATATCTATCTCTTATCTCTTGGCACATTTCATCAGTATTACTTGAATAAATTACTATTTCATCAACAAAATAAACCTTATCTTTTTCTATGTGAGCTACACAACAAGACATCGGATCTACGTTAAAATCCATACCGATATGTAATGGTTTTGATAAATCTAGCTTATAATCTTGGACACTTTCTACAGGATGAAAATTGTAATAGACTTGACCAGCATAATTTTCAAAAGTGCCTTCAAACTCTTGTCTAAATGTCCTTATGTCAATATCTTGTTTAGCTTGTTCTAACTCTTCTTTTGTAACAATACCACCTTGTAGAGTCGTGTATTGAAAAGACTCCCACTCGTCATCATGCTTTCCTTTTAGGTACATTTCATAGGACCAGTTTCCGTAACCTCTTGGAGTTCCACACATAAGCACTTTGCCTTTTGTATCTGCAACACTAGCTCTTAAAACTTCAAACCAAGTCCTTTTGTCAATGTCAGCAAATTCGTCAAGAACCAAAAAGTCTATTCCACTACCTCTCAAACTATCAAAGTTCTCAGCTCCCTTTAGTGATATGATGCTATTAGTTTTTCTAATTCTTATGGTAAGAGTAGTTTCATTTATATCTTCTACCCATTTGTATTTATTCAAAGTTTCTTTTAGATCATTCCAACAAATCTCTTTTGCCATTTTAAGAGTTGGAGCAATGTACCAAATAGTTTGATTAGGTTGAGATGCGTATTTCATCATCTCAATAATTGTTAAAAATGTTTTACCAAATCTACGACCACTAATAAGGACTCTAAATCTTTTATTTGAAGTTGATACTCGATATTGGGGTTTTGTTAGATTGACTTTCATTACATCCAAATCTTATATAGATATTAAATTTATTAACATCTTCTCTACCAAGTT